ACCGGATGGCCGCGATTTTTTTTCAAGTGGTCCCCCCGCGTGCGCTGGACCAATCATAACCATCCCTCAAAGCTTGCATGCCTGCAGGTTATCCCATCAAAACGTGGTCCCCAAGTACTTACATCAAAACATGTGGGATCCTTTACTAAACGAAGTTTCCTGAAAACCGTAACATGGTTTTAAGGTGTATGTTAGCAATTAAGTATTTGCAACTAGTAGAGAATACATACTCTCCTGATACATTAGGCTACGACCTAATACGTGATCTCATCTTGGTTATTCGTGCTAGGGATTATGTCGAAGCGTCCCGCAGATATAGTCATTTCCACTCCCGCCTCCAAGGTGCGTCGCCGTTTGAACTTCGACAGCCCATATGTCAGCCGTGCTGCTGCCCCTACTGTCCTCGTCACAAACAAAAGGAGGTCATGGGCCAACCGGACCATGTACAGAAAGCCCAGGATATACAGGATGTACAAAAGCCCTGATGTTCCTCGGGGCTGTGAAGGCCCATGTAAGGTCCAGTCCTATGAACAACGTCATGATGTAGCCCATGTAGGGAAGGTAATTTGTGTGTCAGATGTCACTCGAGGTAATGGGCTGACACACCGTGTTGGTAAAGGTCCTGTAATCAAGTCTGTTTACGTATGGGGAAGAATTTGGATGGATGAGATATCAAGCCAAGAATCACACCAATCTGTCATGTTTTTTTTAGTTCGGGATAGGAGACCATTTGGTACTCCACAGGACTTCGGTCAGGTGTTCAACATGTATGATAATGAGCCCAGTACTGCGACGGTGAAAAACGATAACAGAGATCGATTTCAAGTCCTTCGTCGTTTCCAGGCAACTGTGACAGGTGGGCAATATGCAAGCAAGGAGCAAGCCATAGTTAGGAAATTCATGAAGGTGAACAATCATGTGACTTACAACCATCAAGAAGCTGCGAAGTATGACAATCACACAGAGAATGCGCTTTTATTGTATATGGCATGTACGCATGCCAGTAATCCAGTGTATGCAACTTTGAAGATCAGAATCTACTTCTACGACTCTGTACAAAATTAATAAATATTGAATTTTATCATTTCTGAAAGACGAGCATCAATGGTGCCCTCCAATACATTGTACAATACATGTCTAATCGCCCTAATTACATTGTTTATACTAATCACTCCTAAATGGTCTAAATACTTGATACATTGATATTTAAATACTCTTAAGAAACGCGAGGTCTGAGGATGTAAACGAGTCCAAATTTGGCAGATTAGAAAGCATTGGTGTAGTCCCCCCGCTTTCCTCAGGTTGTAGTTGAACTGGATTTGCACCGTGATTATGTCGTGGTTCCTCAGGAACGGCCTCTCGTGGTGTTGTGTTATTCTGAAATATAGGGGATTGTTGACCGTCCAGATATATACGCCATTCTCTGCTTGAGCTGCTTGAGCTGCAGTGTGATGTGCCCCTGTGCGTGAATCCATGAGGATGGCAACCTAGAGCGACGAAATATGAACACCCACAAGGGAGATCAACTCGTCTTCGTCTAGTTGTCTTCTTGGCGATTCTGTGTCGCACCTTGATGGGAACCTGAGAAGAGTGGGCCTTCGATGGTGACGAAGATTGCATTCTTTAGAGCCCAATTTTTAAGTGCGGTGTTCTTTTCCTCTTCCAAGAACTCTTTATAGCTTGAATGTGGTCCTGGATTGCAGAGGAAGATAGTGGGAATTCCGCCTTTAATTTGAACTGGCTTTCCGTACTTTGTGTTGCTTTGCCAGTCTCTTTGGGCCCCCATGAATTCTTTAAAATGCTTTAAGTAATGCGGATCGACGTCATCAATGACGTTATACCAAGGGTCGTTGTTGTACACTTTTGGGCTTAAGTCTAAATGACCACATAAATAGTTATGTGGTCCTAACGACCTGGCCCACATTGTTTTCCCCGTCCTGCTATCACCCTCTACCACTATACTTATCGGTCTTAATGGCCGCGCAGGCTTGACAACGTTTGCAGCAACCCATTCATTTAAGTTCCTCTGGACTTGGTCAAATGAGACCAAAAAGGGGGAAATGTACATTTCTATTCGGAGGCTAAAAATCTTATCTAAATTACTATTTAAATTATGGAATTGTAAAATATAATCTTTTGGGGCCTCTTCTTTCAAAATTGCGAGTGCCGAAGCTTTGGTTCCTGAATTGAGTGCCTCGGCATATGCGTCGTTGGCAGATTGGCAACCCCCTCGAGCCGATCTTCCATCGATCTGGAAAACCCCATGATCAAGAACGTCTCCGTTTTTTGCGATATATTCTTTGACATCTGTTGAGCTTTTAGCTCCCTGAATGTTCGGATGGAAATGTGCTGACCTGGTTGGGGATGTGAGGTCGAAGAATCGTGGATTTTTGCATTGGAATTTACCTTCGAATTGGATGAGGATATGCAAGTGAGGAGTCCCATCTTCGTGCAATTCCCTGCAAATCCTGATAAATAGTTTAATTGTAGGGGTTTCTATGGCTTGGATTTGGGAAAGTGCTTCTTCTTTAGTGAGAGAGCAATGTGGGTATGTGAGGAAATAGTTTTTCGCATTTATTCTTAAATTTTTAGGAGGAGCCATTGACCGGTCAATCGGTGTCTCTCAACTCTCTCCTATGTAATTGGTGTCTGGGGTCTTATTTATATGGAGACCCAATGGCATTATTGTAATTATGGAAAAGTACTTTAATTCAAATACCCAAAGCGGCCATCCGTATAATATT